GTCGTTATTACTTTTTTGATCACTTTGGCTCTAACAGCATCGACAACATACTGGCTCGTATTCGTTACTTTGCTAAAGCTGTGAAGTGTAAGTATATAGTCTTAGATCATATCAGTATTCTTGTAAGCTCACAGGAACACAGCTTTGATGAGCGTAGAACAATAGATGAGTGTATGACTAAACTTAGAACTCTTGTGCAAGAGCTTGATATATGCCTTATAACTGTATCACATCTACGTAGGCCATCTAGCGGATCACATGAGGAAGGACTTAACACATCATTATCTGATCTTAGAGGCTCTGCAAGTATAGGACAACTAAGCGACATAGTGATTGGTTTAGAACGTAACGGTCAAGCAGACGATATTATAGAAAGACATACAACTTACGTTAGAGTAATCAAAAACAGGTTCTCTGGTCTTACAGGACTGTGTTCTAAGCTGTATTACGACTTTGAAGATGGTCGCATGAGAGAACGTGATCTTGAACTTGATTCAGAAGGAGATGAACATGACGAAGATTTGTAGTGTTGTTGCATTAGTATTGTTAACAGGTTGTTCTGCTGGCTGGAATCACGCTGGACAGAATGATGGAGGATATGTGTGGATAGGATGTCACGTTATACACACAACGCCTGTAGATTGCTACCCTGCACCTGATAAGTGTGCGTATGCTTTTGGTCCAGAAGGTGATAAGAAAGTAGGACAGAAGATATATTTTAAACAGGTGGACAAGTACGGTAAGGTAGGTATGCCTATGACCGCTAGACCTTGTAAAGAAGGTGAGTAATGCCTTTTATATCTATTTACAAGCTAAGTGACGCTGATTTACATGACAACAAGAACGTGTTATTTGTGTATGCTGATCATCGTAAGCAGATAGGTGATCCTGATGTTAATCACAGGTTCAGAGACATGGCTAATGCTTTACCGCTTGTTATAAAGAAACACGGTGGAACATCTCCAGAGTCTTTTTGGAAGGACTCAGAGTTAGATGCTTTTAAGAATGAGTTTACGAACTCGTATGATAAGATTATAAAGGTTCTAGGTGGAAACCATGAGAGAGTGTATGGTGTCCTCTGCAGAGAGTCATTAGATCACGATGACTTCTCCATAGATAGAATAAAAGAACACTCTGTTGAAGTGTACAAGCATGTAGCTTTTACGTTGTCAAGATTTCACACACGCTACAGCCCTATCAAATTAGAAGGACTTTAATCATGCCCTATAAAGATAAAGAACGAGCCAAAGAATACGCTAAAAAGTATTCTAAAGAAAAAACAAATCCTAAAAAAAGAGATATGGATCACGATTATTTTTTTGTTAACAAAGCTGCTGCTTGTTTTAGTAGGATGCCTAAAGATTCAAATGTAGATGAAAGTTTGTATATAGATGCTGAATATTTAAGAAGTATTTTTCCTGCTGATAAAAGATGCCCTATTCTTGGAATTTTATTTGAAGTGGGTGAAGGTCACGGAGGAAGAGATAACTCACCAAGTATTGATCGAATAGACAATGCACTAGGATATTTAAAAACAAATGTGCATTGGGTTTGCAATAAAGCTAATGGTATTATGAAGAACGCATCCCCAGAAGAAGTTATGGCGGTAGGTCTATATCACTACCAAGCTTACAAAAAATCTAAGGAACAGCAACAACATGAAACGATTCAGATCAAATTTTGAGACTAACTTTGCAAGGTTTCTCAAAGACAACAAGATTAGGTACGAGTACGAAACAAAGAAGATAAAATATATACCTAAAGAACGTACTTACAATCCTGACTTCTACTTAGTAGATTACGACATTATAATAGAAACTAAGGGACGTTTAACTATGGATGATAGGGCAAAGCATATACGTATCAAGGAACAACATCCTGATCTTGACATTCGATTTATTTTTCAAAGATGCAAAGAAAAGCTTTACAGAGGTTCAAAAACAACGTATGCTGATTGGTGTGACAAACACGGATTCAAGTATGCCGAAGGAGAGATACCAAAGAAATGGATGAAAACGAATTAAACGAGATACTTCAAGAAGAACGTAAGCTACTCAAGGACAATAGAGTGTACCTTGTGCTTGAACTTAACGAAGAAGACCCTACAACGTTCTCTATGTTCTGTCTTGATACAACTCCAGATAATCCACAAAAAGAACCTAATGTTTGTCAAGTTATAGGCAGAGGTCTTACAGACATTCTTAGCAACGATGTAGAAGGTTTACTTGATCTTGGTCATCAAGGCATAGAACGAGACAAGATAAGTGTAGGAGACAACGTTATAAATTTAGATAGCTACAGAAAGAAAGAAGAAGACACTACACAGATAACATTCTCTTTTGAAGATGGAGACAAAGATGAGTGAAGATCCAGTTAATAGTCCATCACACTATAATATGCTTGACATAGAAGCTATCGATCTGATAGAAATGTCTATGACTAAAGACGAGTTTCAAGGCTATCTTAAAGGCAACGCTTTGAAGTACATCATTAGATACAAACACAAAGGGCATCCTAAACAAGATATAGCTAAAGGGCTATGGTACTTAAAAAAGTTAGAAGGAAAGATTGATGAGTGAGCTACCTACAGATTATCAAAAGTTTATACACAAGAGCCGTTATGCTCGTTGGATTGATGAAGAAAACCGAAGAGAGACATGGAACGAGACAGTCTCTAGGTTCTTTAACTTTATGGTTGATCACGTAAAATACACTACAGACGTAGACCTTTCCAAAGACGACACTATCAAGCAAGTCAAGCAAGCTATACTAGAGTTACAAGTTATGCCATCTATGCGATCTCTTATGACTGCTGGTCCAGCTTTAAAGAGAGAGAACATTGCAGGATACAACTGCTCCTACATACCTATAGATAATCCTAAGTCTTTTGATGAAGTGTTATACATACTTATGAATGGTACAGGAGTAGGTTTCTCTGTAGAAAGACAGTACATTAACAACTTACCTACAATACCTGATCAACCATTCGAAGACACAGAAGACGTTATTAGTGTAGCTGACTCCAAGGAAGGTTGGGCAAGAAGCTTTAAAGATTTGATTGGTTATCTCTACAGTAACAGAGTACCAAAGCTGGACTTCTCTAAGATCAGACCTGCAGGAGAACGCTTGAAGACCTTTGGTGGTCGTGCCTCTGGTCCTCAACCGCTACAAGACTTGTTTGAGTTTACTACAGGAGTGTTCAAGAATGCACAAGGAAGAAAACTCTCGTCTATTGAGTGTCACGATATCGTATGCAAAACAGGTGAAGTGGTGGTTGTTGGAGGTGTTAGGCGTTCCGCTCTTTTGTCTCTCAGTAATCTTACTGATGATCGTATGCGTTCTGCTAAGTCTGGTGATTGGTGGCATATGTACCCTCATAGGGCTTTGGCAAATAACTCAGTTGCATATACAGAAACTCCTAATCCGTCCTCGTTTATGAAAGAGTGGCTTGCGTTATATGAGAGCAAGTCTGGAGAACGTGGCATTTTTAACAGAGTAGCTGCAAATGCTAAAGCAACAAGCAATGGTCGTAGACAAGAACACGGTGACTTTGGAACTAATCCGTGCAGTGAGATCATACTGCGACCTAATCAATTTTGTAATCTGTCTGAGGTTGTATGCAGATCAAGTGATACAGTAAAGATACTGCAAAGAAAAGCAGAGCTTGCTTCTATACTTGGTACGTTACAAGCTACACTTACAGACTTTAAATATCTTAGAACACGCTGGCGTAGTAACACCGAAGAGGAACGGTTGCTTGGCGTGTCTTTGACGGGAATCATGGACTGTGCTGTCTTACATAGATCTGATTCCAACAAGACGCTAAAGCTGTTAAAAGATACAGTTATAGCTACTAACAAGAAGTGGGCTGATCTCCTTGGCATTCCTCAGTCAACAGCTACAACTTGTGTTAAGCCATCTGGTACTGTTAGCCAGCTAACTGACTCTGCCAGTGGTATTCATGCTCGACACGCACCGTATTATGTAAGAACTGTGCGTGGGGATGTGAAGGATTCTCTAACTCAATTTCTAATGAATCAGAACATTCCAAATGAACCAGACTTCAACAATCCTAGCAATACGGTGGTTTTTTCCTTTCCTTTCAAATCACCTGATGCTGCAATCTGTCGGACTGATATGAAGGCTCTGGAACAACTGCACGTATGGAAACGCTTTAGTGACCATTGGTGCGAACATAAACCTTCTGTTACGGTAAGTGTCAAAGAGCATGAATGGGTTGAGGTTGGAAACTGGTGCTACTCAAATTTTGATAGCTTGAGTGGTATCAGTTTTCTTCCATTCTCTGATCACAGCTATAGGCAAGCACCATACCAAGATAGCACAAAACAAGAATACAAGAAGCTTTGTGCTGCTATGCCTGATGCTATTGATTGGAAAGAGTTTGATAATTATGAGAAAGAGGATAACACAAAAGCCTCACAAGAGTTAGCTTGTAGTGCAGGAGTTTGTGAAGTAGTAGACATATGAGTAATGACAGACAATCAATAAAATTATCTAACGTTGGCGTAGAACTAAAAAAAGACGGTAACGTTGAACTGGTTTACAGCCACATTACCGCCAATGAGTTTAAGAAAACAATGGATTCGAAGTTTCCTTCTTATGAGAATACAGAGCTTCTTTTCGGGTTTATAAAACGTTTAGAGAATGTAACAAGAGATTACAGAGAAACTATAAGTAAACTCTTCTAATAGGTCTAAAATAGGCTAAATCCTTTATACAGCGTTTTAAGAGTGTTACAGAGAATCTCAATGTTCTCAGGTATGTTGGGTTATAAGACAGTGTTACTTGCTCTGTAACGTCAAATACAGGGACGTTTTTCTTTCAAGACTTCTGTTTTTTCATATTATTACGCTGAACACCCTTAGATTTCTCAAAACTACGCATTCCACCTAGTCCTAACAAGGACATCGTAAGAGTCATAAGACCTTCTGTTTCAATTATAGGTAATACTACATCTAAACCTGACACAGCCATTCCCCACACAGCCACAGGCTGAAACACAAACTGCCAACCTAAACCAAAAGCGCATATCCACATGATAGCTGGTCTGGCCCCTGCAACAAACAGACTAGGATGAGCAGCTTGAACCTTGTTTGTTTCTATTTGTGCAAGGTTAGCTTTGTTGAAGGCGTTTGTTAACTCCTTCTCCATTTCAAGCTTGGCTTTTTGTGCAGCATTCTTGTCAGGTACGACACGATCCAATATAGTAGATGCTACTGGTAACAATGAACTTAGTATGCCTATCATGGTGTTGCGTTTCCTGTTGGAGCCGTTTTTGCCGTTAAAGGAATAGATACTACAGGCTTTCTTTTCGACTTTCCTATTTGACCATACCAAGGAGGTAATTCAGGTGCTAAAGCTTTTACAGCATTTTTATACATTAAATTTATTTGATCTTCAGATATTTTTTGAAATTCTTCTACTCCTTGTTGTCCTCTTATTGCTCCCCATATTGCATTTCCAAGAATTTTAAATCTGCTACGCGATACTTTCTTATTTTTAGCTATGTCTAGTAACACTCTTCCTGCTTTCGGATCAAGCAAGACATTTTGTATAATTTTAGCGTGATTTATTCCATAGCTCATTGCCCATCTTTCTAAGAGTAAGTAGGTAGGGCTTACAAATCCTCTTACTGCATTGTATATTTTACCTTGTTTTTGATTTAGAGATAAATCAGATGGCATGTTTCTAGGTACACTTGTTTTAACTTCTCCTCTAAAAACTGCTCCTAAACCTAATAGATCAGACATCTCTTTTAGTTGATTATAATAATCTTCAGCAGCTTTTGGATTATGTCCTAACTCCATTCTT